GAAATTTAAAAGACTGTCCTAGATTAATATCACCAAAGACATAATTGTGAACGGTACAAGGAATAGTTTGAACACTACCGTTGTAAACATAAAAATTATTGTAGCTCATCCAATAGATACCTTGAGGAGCTGTAACGGCTGCTTTGGGTCCAACTAGACCTATACCTTCATTAATTAAATTAACTGCAAAGGTAAATGGAGGACCAATAAACTGCATACTGTAAAGAGCAGTATCTGTCCAAATCATTATTTCTTGTCTTGATTTTACAGCGCCTATTATTGAAGATCCTGAAGATAGCCTTAAAGATCCTGCTGTATTTGTATTAGTAGGTTCAAATTCTAACTCATTTTCTTGATCGCTAAATGCTATAAACATAGGATCAACCGTACCTGTTCTTGAAGTACCTGATACAGGATCTGCACCCAAGACTATTAAGTGCCTGTCCTTTTCTGAAGTAATAACTTGAAGACCTACGGTTGGAACTTGGTTAGCACCTGTAATACCAGATAGCTCAACTGCTCTAGTTCCTAAACCGTTATTTTCTACCCATTTGTAAATACCACCCGCTCGTGGATTTATAATTAAATCCTCTCCAAAATTATCATGTGTCCATAATCTTAATTGGTTGGTTAAGCTTAAAGCGCTTGTGCTACCAAATGTTCCTGCGCCCCAACCATTTATACCCCAACCTGTACCAGCAACGTAAACATCTAACCCCACATTTATTTGATAGGTGCCAACAACAGAGGATCCTCCGTTGCCGCTATCAGAAGCATTTGCTGTTACCGTTGCTCCAGAAGTATCTTTTGCTTCTACCGTATAACTATTGTCATTTACTATAGTTGCTATTTGGTACTCTTGATTTAAAACAGCTGCTGTTATATTACCCCCTAAACTAGACGCTCCAGAAAAAGTAACAAAATCATTTTTAACTGCCCCATGTGCTGTATCTGCAACGGTAATTGTTGCATCTCCATTAGTTGCGGAAAATGTTACATCACCAGCAGAAGTAGTACTTCTTATAGGTGTAATATCATTAAAAGTTCCGCCAGCTTCAACATAATATTTTAAATGAGTTCCAATACCTAAAAACTTAGTACCAGCCAAAGAAACCCAAGGATGTAAGGCTCTGGCCGTACCTAAATAAGTATTGCTTGTAAGCTTACTCCATCCTCCAAACTTTTCTGGCCTTCCTTTTCTAAACCGTACTAGATTACAATCAAACCAACCGCCTTCATTATCATAATCAGTACCTTCTCTATAAATACCAGGTCTGAATATTGTTTTTTGTAATGCCATTTAAACCTTGCTCCATTCCTTACCTTCAAATAAATTAGCTTCAGCTTCTCTACGTTTAACTAAACCACCTAAGATGACACCACCAGCCTTGTTCCAGCGTTTTATTTGTTCTGGTACGCCGCCATAATCGCCCTCGTTAAGAATACGTAACAAAGTAGATTCTTTTAAATTAGTAGGTCCTAAGTTGTATACCCAACAAACTAAAGCATCAAACTGACATTGATCTAACGGAACCTCAACCATATCGTTAATATAACCTTCATACTCAGGCATTTCTTCTTTCAATAAATGTTCGGCTTCATCTTGGTTTATTTGATCGCCATCTTTTACATCTTTTGTATGTCCGTAGCCAATTGTCCAAACTCCTACGGAGTCCTGATAAGCCTCTAGCTTACATCCTTCGTAGTTTTTAATTAAAGATATACCCTCTTCAGATATGTTCATATTAATCATCCTTGGGTGTGTTAGATGCCCCAAAGTAAAAACTAATTATAGCTGACGCTAAACCGCCTAAATATCCTAATACTAAATTAATTAAAGCTTCTGAGTTTTGTTCTGGAGGTTGAATAGTTACTAAGAATATATATCCCATAAATCCACCAACTACAAATATACCTATAATTCTAGCGGTCCAATCTTTAGAGAAAGCTTGCCTAGCGTTTTGTGTATCTTGTACTTCTAGTTTGAATACATCTACCTCTAGTTCTTTCATTTTGAGTTCAAACTCGGCTTCAGCTTTTTTTAGCTCAAGCATTTGTTCGGGTGTAGCATTATCTATAGCTTTTTGTATTTCTTTGGGTTCGTTCTTACAACCCAACACATCTGCAATCATGTTTGCAGCCATACCGCCCATAGGGCCTCCTAGTGCTGTACCCAAGGTTGGTGCTACTGATCCAACTAAGTTTTTAAGTAGTGCTTTCATATATCCTCCAAAGTAAATATTTCTAAAGGTTTACTAATACCTTTAACTTCTATTGGTTTTAATGATTTTAGCTCAAAACCACAATTTTTTGCAGTTTCCTCTGCAATTATTAAATCTTTACCTACAGTTTTACAACTAGATTCGCACCTAGCAGCTATATTTACGGCAGATCCGATAGCCGTATAATCAAATCTAGTAGACGATCCACAGTTACCAATTACAGCTTCACCGGTATTAACACCTACACCAATTTCAACTCCAACATCAGAAGATTTAAAGTTGTCTTGTATTTCTTTAGCGCACATAACAGCAGCTTGCTCATGATTATCTAAATCTAAAGGAGCGTTAAATATAGCCATCATGGCATCACCTATATACTTATCTACCATACCTCCATACTTTTTAACCGCATCTGATTGAATTGTAAGAGCTTTGTTCATAATTTGAGTTACTTGTTCAGGTTCCATACTTTCACTCATAGCAGTAAAGCCACGAACATCAGTAAATAAAAAAGTACATCTTTTCTTTTCACCACCTAACTTTAGTAAACTCGGATTAGATTGCAAAGCCTTCACTTGTCTAGGATCTAAGTAATGCTCAAATTGTTTTTTTATTTGTTGTCTTAATTTGTATTGCTCTCTGAATCTTATGTAAAAAGCAACACTTGCAGTAATAAACTGAGATATTAAACCCCAAGTGACATCAATCAATACACCCTTTTGTATTGTATAAACGCCAAAGAAGGCCGTAGATGCAAAAACTACACCAAAAAATGATATACCAGCAGTTATACCAAAAACATTCAAAGCGAGCCAAACAAACACCACAGAAAACAAAAATATTAATATTTCTAAAGCAAGTGCATAATCAGGTATGTAAGGGCTGTCTTGTATCAATATAGATTCAGCAAGTGCGGCTTGTATTTTATGAGGTTCTAACAAACCTGCGGGTGTGGCAATTTGAGGCATAATGCCTTTAGCTGTAAATCCTACAAAAACAAACTTATTTTCCACATCTATTTCAGTAAGATTAGTTTGTGGTGTGTTAACCCAACTTACCCATTTACGGCCTAATGAATCTACCGGTACTGGAGGCAACCCTTTTACTCTTACTTCTTCCAGACCATTATCATTTGTTTTTATAATGTAAGTATCAGCTCCAGCTAAAACTTTTAAAACTTCTGTACCGTAGGTTGATACCCAACCGTCAGGTGTGCGCATTAAAAGAGGTAATCTACGAACTAAATTATCTACATCTGTCCTGGCTACTGCTAAACCCTGACTGGCGTTGGCTTTTAAAATATCTATATTTTGTATTACACCTTCAGACATAATGCCTCCGCTTTCTGGTCCGAGGATAACTGTTCCAGAAGTAGGCGGATAATCACCTTCTCCCTCAAACATAGCGAGAACACTTGGAGAAAAACTCAAAGCTTCTGTAAAATCAAAGTCACCACTAAATCTATCAGGTTGTGGAAAGGCCATAACCCAACCTACACCTAATGCACCTTTTCTTAATAAATTAATGTGTATTTGGGCTAATGTTTGCCTAGACAAAGGATAGCCACCTTCATTAGTAATATCATTCTCATTTATATTAAGAATTACAAAATTACCTGAAGGTTCTTTATCTGTTACTAACGAATCAAAAGTTTTTAACTTTAATATTTCATAAGCTGTAGGTTGAAAATAATAAGTTGCACCAAGCAACATAAATAAACTTACAAATATTATTGTTTTTTTCATCCTGATCCTTGCTTAATTTTTATTGTAGTTGAAGATCCACCATTTATTTTAACCGTATTAGTTACTCCATCTTGTATAAGTATAACTGTATAACTATCAGATCCATCTAAATCTAATCTAGCGCTTTGACTTACGGTTCTTGTTAAACTTATATTTTGACCAGATATGATTGTAGTTATTTGAGTATCTTTGTCTTGTCCTATTTCTGTACCAACAATACGTATACCAGCACCACCTTGTTTCAAGGCATCTTCTTCTTTTGTTATGGCTAGTGCATCTAAAACATTAAGTAGATCTTCAAGAAAATTAACATCTAAATAATTAACATCTAATTCTGTAAACTCTAATTCTTCCTCTGCATCTAAAAAGTCCTCATTAAGATAATCTATATCAAGATCATTAAAATCTAAATAATCAGCAGATGTTTGCGTTTGTGTTTGTTCTAAAGATTCTTGCGTTTGTTCTGGAGGATTTACAATAAGCATGTTGTCTATTAGATCTAATGTAATATCTAGCTCTACAGGTGATGTAGGATTGTTTTCAAAAACAGATACCGTAGTTGCTTGATAAGGTTTGTTTAGTGTCACACTACCCATACCGGTAGATACTATAATTTCTCCACTAGATATACCGTTTTCGTCTGGTAATAGTATGACAAGAGATCTGCCTAATTCATCTACCGTACAAGTAAAGTCTGTACCTCTAATAGCTATATCTGCGGTAGGTGTGCGTATAGATATATTACTTTTGTTGTTAAATTTACCTGTAATGAATCTTGCAGTACCACTAGCAAATTTGAGTGCCATCTTTGATTTAGATGGGTCGGGATCGTAGATGTATTCATCTATAACCAACTTAGAATGTTCAGTTAATTTTACTGTAGAAGAATCTTCAAAGGTTATGGCAACTCTGCCCGCTTCTGTACGGACATCATCCATTTGTTGTATATCAAATTGTAGTTCGGCTCCGTAAGCCTTGTCTCTAAGAACTTGTGCGTTACCTTTAACTTCAGATATAGAACCTATATCAGCAAACGAATGAAGTTGTTGCGTCTGACTGAGTAACGCAAACAGTACCATTAGAGCCAGAAGATGTAATTTTAAGCCAGTCATTATCAGATGTAGACTCCTGATCTATATTAAATGTTCTTGATGCCCCTGTATGATCTAGGTAAAAATATCCACCAGCATAACCATCTCCATCATAGGTAACGGTATTATCATTACCATCAATATCCATATAGTTAGTTGCGCCATCCACATCTATAGATGATGTTATTGTGTTTCCTGAACCTTGTATAATCCAATCTAAATCTAAGTTTGCTGCTAGTGCAGTCATAGCGTGGTTCAAAGTCATAGTGTTCGTACTGCCCGTAACCTGGACATTCACATTAGAACCATCTGCTCCTGTAGCATTAGTTTCATCTGTAGACATGTTAAATGTGTTGGTATCACCTATAAAAGAAAAATAACCTGTATAGGTATCGGCCCATATATCGCCAAGAAATTTATTTGTATTACCTTTTTGTAGTATATCTAAGGTCATAGTTGCACCATCTAGATCTAATGGTGTCATATTAGATGGTCCTGCTGCGGCATCCGATCCACCAATAATGTTACCGCTTCCCCCAACTTGTTCTATATCTAAGTTAGACGTTGCACCAGATTGCGTTATATATACCTCGTTGTCTGCTGTCACCACATTTAAAGATATAAGTAAAAACAATAAGCTAACTACCGTTCTTTTTCTTCCAATAGCCTTGTTCATATCCTTCCTCTATTGTTTGCAAAACAGCCGTCTCGATAGCCATCTGTAAAGCAATATTTATAGACTCATTCTCTACCATACCGCTCTCAATTTCAACTAATTCGGTATTATTTGAATAAAATTTGAACACATCAGAAGAGACGGCAGCGCTCAATATTGACTTAGTTACCAACACTTCTAGCAATATTTTTCCTGTACTAACAGATACGGTACGCAAAGAAATTGTTACAGAGTCTTGCCTATATTCTTTAGAAGCTCCAATACCTAAATATCTAGCACCTGCACCTCCAGACTTAACATTACTTTCATACCCTATTACACCTCCCTCCATAATAAGACCAGCAAAAAGCAACGGTTTAACTTTTTGTTTTTCATCAAATGATTCTCTAGTTGTACGTATTAATTGTCTTTCTTTTGTTAAATTATCTAAACCTTTTCTTTCCACCACATCAAAGACATTTGAATGTTTCAAGGCCCTAATTAGATACGCATCAGGAGATTGTGTTATTGCCGTACTAAAACTAGCGTACTGACTATTAGATCTGCGCTGTCCTGTATCATCTTTAAAAGATTTACCATATACAGCCACTACAGGTTTTCTTTCGGGTTCTGGTGATTCTGATAGTTTTGTTAATAAACTACCAACTTGCGCTGATTCAATAGATCTGACTGGCGGTATGCCGTTATCTAAAGGCGGTATAATTAAAGAACAACTAGAAAGTAAAAGAACCGAGAGGTACAGTAATTTCTGTTGTATTGCCTTCTTCATCTGTAATTATTAAAGTTACCTTATCGTCCTCTACCCTGTATTCTATAGTGTTGCCTTCTAATTCAAGAACACCAAAATCAGAGGCAGTTTCACCAAACAAACTATCAACCAATTGTCTGCTTAGTTGTGCGTATATTCTACTCTCTAAATTACGTATAAACCTAGCAAGCGTAGTGTTTTCTGCTTCTCTTTCCAAGTCTTCTACATAAGCCTTTATTTCTTCACGTATGGCTTCTTTTCTGTTGAACTCTTGGTTCTCTATAGTTAGATAATGGCTTGATGTACCAACACCTGAAAAGCTAGGGTTTTTAAACTTATGTGTCATTTCATCAGCTTGAACTGCCAACACAACAAACATGACGATTATCATGCAAGATATTAACAATATTTCGTCAGGTCGTTTAGGAGCCATCAATCTTTCCTTTGGTCGTCTCGGTCTGCTTTTGCAATCTTGTTACTGTCTATTAGCTGCGGTACACCTAATATAGTTTTGATAAGTGTGTCTTGACGTATGATTTCGTTATCAAGAGATCTAACCCTATCTATAAGAGCAACTAGGATCCCATGTTGTGAATCTAGCTTTGTACCTAGTCTTTGCTCCATTTGCTCTATTTGGTCAGCAACCTTATCGTCAAGCACATCAACTTTAGTTTCCATACCGTCAATAATACGGTTAATTAGTTTCCAAATAAAGAATCCTAGACCTAACGCAGCAGCTATTGGAAAGCCTACTTCGTTAATAAATTGAACTGCTTGGTCCATTAATCTACCGGGGTATGTAGACCTTTTTCAATAAGAATGTCCCTGTTACGCATGTGTTCGGCTTCTACGTCATCTTTTGATTGACCGTAGTAAGCTACTGCTAAATGGCATTTAACCATTAGTTGATTAATATTTACGCCGTCTACAACAACATCACCTAAAACTCTACCAAATTTACCTCTAGAGTCTTTAAGTTTTGTTTGTATAACTACTTTTTCTCCCTCTTCAATAGCTTCTTTTAAGAAAGCTGAAGCCATTTTTCCTCTAGCCTTCTCATCTTTGTTACGAGTACGTGACTCGGGAGTATCAATACCATATAAACGAACACGAGACTTATAAAGAATATCAAAGCCAAGATCCAAAACAACATCACAAGTGTCTCCATCAACAACTTTTTCCACTTTACAAGAATATTCATACATTAGATGTACCTGGTGGCTACCAAACAAGTTATTAAAACTGGGTATATTCCCCAGATAAGAGCTTCAAGTCTTTTAAATTTTTCAGATCCCTCATCAAGTCTTTTTTCAATATACTCAAATCTAATAGCCGATTCTCTTTCGTATACTTTTAAAGATGTTAAATCAGAATCTTCTTTATTCATTTGTCGTTTTTTACTCTTTTTGTAGTGTAAGCTTCATTAAC